CAATCCCCCCCCCCCAGGTATAATATGAGATTATAAAATAGAAAGGAGATAAGTATATGGCAGGAAAAAAAATGGTATCAAAAGGAAAAGATAGACAGATTTTCCGAAAAACTGCTGATCGCACTAAAAAAATGAATGTGCGCCCGCTATTATATCGTGGAGGTATTAGATTATGAGAAATGGAATTGTTAATGTAGTGTATTGTTTCTTTGATGAGGTAAGTCACAATGCTATGCAGTATTATGTGCTGCCTGGCGTTGAATGGTCTGAACGTGTGTTTAAGTCTCTCGTTGCTCAGATTGCCGTTGGTGAACCTCGAGAGTATTCTTTTCGGTTAGTTGGTCGTTTCGATGGGATTATGTTTCTGGATGCTGAGAAAGTTATTATTGAAGCTAATGAAGCTGGTATTCCGGTTCCTGAAATTCTGCGAGGTGATGAGTATGTCGAAAAAGTGGCTGACAATGTATGATGTATACGAGAATCCTGTTACGGTGGAAAGCAATCCCGGAACATCTTTTCGTGAAGAGTATAAATTATCTGTAGGCAAGGATGGTCGTAAGTGTCTTACAAAGATTCGTGATATTGACATATCCGCATATATTAACAGTTATGCACCCGGATGTGATATGGCTGTGATTTTGAATAAGTTACAAGCTGGTTTGATTTCTACAGATTTCGATGAACACAATTGTGTTGATCTGTCTATGATGCCTCGTGATGTTGTTGATGCAATGCAGAAAACAAGGCAGTTTCGCGAGAGTTTTGCGGATTTTCCAGAAGAGGTTCAGAAACTTTTTAATTATGATTCTAACCTTTTTATTCAGAGTTTTCTTGACGGTTCTCTTGATTCCGCACTTTCTACACTTAACAAACCTGAGACTAAACCTGAGACTAAACCTGAGACTAAACCTGAGACTAAACCTGAGATTAAACCTGATGGAGGTGATGCATAATGGATGGTTTACTTTTTGCTATGTTTTTTTTGATCTTAATGGATGTTGGACTTAATATTTACAGTCTAGTGCTGATTGCATCAGACTACAGAAAGGACGGTGAATGAGTTTGTCATTTTCAAAAAATCTGATTGATGCTAACAGCTATTTTTCTACTTATAAGAGTGATCTGGAAAGACCACGTTCTCGGTTTGACAGAAGTTCTTCTATCAAGACTTCATTCAACGTTGGTGACTTAGTGCCGTTTTACCTCGATGAAGTTTTACCTGGCGATACCTTTGATGTAGAGACTAGCTTTGTGACTCGTCTACAGACTCTTATTACACCGCCGATGGATGATCTTTTCCTCGACACGTATTATTTTTTCGTTCCGTCTCGATTATGCTGGACGCATTGGAAAGAGTTTATGGGTGAATCTACAAGTGCTTGGACTTCTGATGTTGAATATCAGGTTCCTCAGCTGACGTTCTCTAAGGCTGATAAGACTGCCTTGCAAAAATCTTTGCTTGACTATTTCGGTGTTCCGATTAATCCTGACGGTGTTCTTTCTATCAGTAGACTTCCGGTCAATGCTTACAATTTGATCTGGAACGAGTGGTTTAGAGATGAGAATTTACAAGATGAAATTCTCGTTGATATTGACGATGGTAATGTAGAGTTTGACAAGACTAATTCTGCAAAAGGCGGTGCTTTGCTTAAAGTTAATAAGTTACACGACTATTTTACTTCTGCTCTTCCTCAGCCTCAGAAAGGCGAAGATGTAACGATTAGCTCGTTGTTTGGCGATTTGCCGGTTGTCTCTCGCAGTAAAGAGCATTTTGTAGCTGGCTCTCCTGAAATGTCTCCCGTTTTCGTTCGTCGTTCGAAGAATGGAGATCCTTTAGCTGGTGAATTCTATTCTACTACTAGCACACCATCGCTTCCGTCGCATCCTAATCCTTACAGTGTTTTTAAAATTCATGGACCATTTTCTGGTTCTGACGATGGCGTTGGAATTTCGTTTTCTAATCTCTATGCTGACCCCTCCGGTGCTGATCCGCTTACTGTGAATAGTCTTAGACTTGCTTTTGCTACTCAGCAGATGCTTGAAACTGATGCTCGCTCCGGTTCTCGTTATATTGAACTTTTGCGCGGTCATTTTGGCGTTATTTCCCCGGACGGTCGCTTGCAGCGTCCTGAACTACTTAGTGCTAACCGTACACGTATCAATGTGCATCAGATTGTTCAGCAGTCTGAATCTGGTGAAACTCCGTTGGGAACAACGGCTGCTATGTCTCTGACTTCTAATACGGATAACAGTTTTACTAAATCTTTTACTGAACACGGTTTCGTTGTTGGCGTGATGTGTGCCAGATATAATCATACATATCAGCAAGGATTGCAGCGCATGTGGTCACGTAAGAATCGTTTAGACTACTATTTTCCGATTTTAGCCAACATCGGTGAACAGCCGATTTATACTCGTGAAATCTATTATGAAAATGATGGTTTCGGCAGTCTTGACGAAGTGTTCGGTTATCAGGAAGCCTGGGCAGATTATCGTTATAAAACGTCTGTCGTTACAGGTGAAATGAGATCTGGTATTACTAATTCTTTGCAGTCTTGGCATTTTGCCGACTATTATGCAAAAAAGCCTACATTATCATCTGAATGGATTAAGGAAGACAAGACCAACGTTGACAGGACTCTTGCTGTAACTAGTAAGGTTGCTGATCAAATTTTCGGTGATTTTTATGTCAAAAACTTGACTACTCGAGTTATGCCGGTTCATTCTATCCCGGGCTTGCACACTCTGTAATATTTTACAACATTGTGTAACGTTCATGCTTAATTATATGTCACGGTAGGGACAGATGATCTCATCTGTCCTTGATTAACTATTAATACGAGACAGGCAGTCTGTCAACTTCCTTTTTTCTTCGGAAAAAAGGTGGTTTACAGGCTGAATGGCTTGTATTATCTCGAAAGGATGTGATACAATGACTACTGATCAATTATCTAATCAGTTATCAAATATTGCTTCTCAGAATACGGCGAAAAGTCAGGAATTTGCTCGTGAAGAAATGAAATTCAATTCTGCAGAAGCACAGAAAAATAGAGATTGGCAAGCGCAGCAGTCTGCAACTGCTCATCAGCGTGAGGTTATCGATCTCCAAAAAGCTGGACTTAACCCGGTTTTGTCTGCCGGAGGCTCTGGCGCACAAACCGGCTCAGGAGCTACTGCATCCGGTGCGAAAGGTGAAACAGATAATTCTGTTGTGCCTGCTTTGGCTAGTATTATTGTCAATCAACAGAATAATGCGAATCAACAAGCTATTGCTCAGATACAAAGAGACGCAACTCTCGAGGCTGCTCGTATTCATCAGTCTACCGCTTTACAAGCCGCTAACATTCAAGCTGATGCTTCACGGTTCGCAAGTATTAATTCTGCGAATGCTGCACGTTATGCTTCACAAATGAGTTATGCTGGGTCAAAATATGCTTCTCAGATGGGTTACGCTGGTACTAAGTATTCTAGTAACAAGAGTTCTGGTGCATCTCGATATGCAACTAATGTGAATTCCAAGACTACTAAACGTGGTCAGAATATGAGTCTTATTGGCTCACTTGCTGGTTCTGCTGCTGGATTGCTTGGAAAAATTTTTGGGTAGCCGATACCCAGACCAGTTACGTACTTGATGTAACTGGTCGGACTGACACCAAAAAAACAGTTGTACGCGCTACGCGGACAACTCAAACTAAAAAAGAGCCATGCATCCTAAGATGCATGATGTACTCCAAAAAAAAGAGGACTCGGCAAAGTCCTCTAAGTCTACGAAAGGATATAAGTATATGGCATGTTATCATCCATTGCGTGGCGCTTATACTAATAATAAGAAAGCCACCGGAAAAAATCAAGTGAAAGTTTTCCCGGCAGCAACAACTGGGAATAAATATGTATATCAAAATATAGCTAAGCCTGAGGTTTTTGATTGTTCAGACCATGTGTTCGATTCTCGCTATTGGCGAAGATTGGAAACGTTCATGATTCCTTGTGGTCAGTGTATTGGATGTCGATTGGATTATTCTCGACGTTGGGCTACTCGATTGATGTTAGAGTTACAATGTCATCAAACAGCCTATTTTATTACTCTGACCTATGACGATGACCATATTATTCGTGGTAACAAGTTAGCCTATACACTTGTTCCTGAGGATGTTACTAATTTTATGAAGCGACTTAGAAAAGAGCAGTCAACAAGGACTGATACTAAGATTCGATTCTTTTTAGCTGGTGAGTATGGTTCTGAGACTCATAGACCTCATTATCATCTTATTGTTTACGACTGGATTCCACCGGAAAATGATCTCGTGTTTCTTAAGAATAGCTTTTCCGGTAATAAGTACTTGTATAGTCTGACTCTTAACAAGCTATGGACTCATGGCTTTAATGTAGTTGCCGATGTATGTTGGAAATCCTGCGCTTACGTTGCTCGATATATCCTGAAAAAACATAAGGGTACAGATTCTAATGTATATGAAGATCTCGGTATTGAGCCTGAATTTTCGCGCATGTCTCGTCGTCCCGGTATTGGTAAGGAATACTATGATGCTTATGCGAAAGATATGCTTTCACAAGGTTATGTGCAGATGCCGGATGGTCTTTGCGCTCCTATTCCACGTTATTTTGACCCATTTTTCGAAATTGATTATCCTAAAGAATATGAGAAGTTGTCAGATGATCGTGTAGAAACTGCTAAGATGTTACAGGTTATTAAGGAATATGCAACAGAATTAGATTATTTTGAACAGTTAGCGATTGATGAACAAGCAAAAGAATTCTGTGGAAAAATGTTGATTAGACCAAATATATAATTTAAAATATATATATTATTTCTAATACAAATGAAATAAAATTCATATTTGTTATTAAAAATAAATAAATACATATTTGATATAAAAGCCTAGGAAAAATCCTAGGCTTATTAAATTGGAGAAAAATATGCTTGACAATACCCCCCCCCAGGTATAATATGAGATTATAAAATAGAAAGGAGATAAGTATATG